GGGTAAGTCCCTTGACGCTTATGAGATCTATGGTGTACAGCAACTTGACTATATGGACCTGTTCCAGAAGTTTGGATATGTGTATGGTACGCAAGAATCGTACGCACTTAACCATATTTGTCACGTTATCCTTGGCGAACGTAAGCTTTCATACGAAGAGTATGGTTCGCTGCACAACTTGTATGAACAAGATCACCAGAAGTTCATCGACTATAACATTCGAGACGTTATCCTTGTCGACAAGCTTGAACAACAGACTGGTCTGCTCGCACTAGCGTTGATCATTGCGTACAAAGGTGGTGTTAACTATCCAGACACTCTCGGTACGACTGCGATCTGGGATTCTATCATCTATCGTTATCTGAGTCAGAAGAACATCGCGATCCCACCTTCTGAAGATAAGCATCGTCCTGAGTATCCAGGAGGTTACGTTAAGGATCCTCAAGTCGGTCGGCATAAGTGGATTACGTCTTTTGACTTGAATTCTCTGTATCCATTGACGATTGTTCAATACAATATGTCGCCCGAGACGATCGTCGAAGGTGCCCATTACGGTATGCCGTGTGATGTTGACTTCTATCTGAAAGGCATCGAACTCCCTGAAGAGATTCGAAACATGAACGTAGCTGTTGCAGCGAATGGTGTCATGTTCCGAAAGGATAAGCAGGGATTCCTACCAGAGATCATTGAGAACTACTACGCTGAACGTAAGATCACTAAGAAGAAGATGATTGGAGTCAAGCAGAAGTACGAAGAGACTCATGCTGAAGACCTCAAGCGTGAGATGAACCAGCTCGACAACACTCAGCAAGCAATTAAAATTCTCATGAACTCACTTTATGGCGCACTCGGGAATAAATACTTCAGATACTTCGATATTCGTATTGCAGAAGGCATTACTCTTTCTGGTCAGCTTTCGATTCGTTGGGCTGAGAAGTACATGAACGTTGCTATGAACAAAATCATGAACACTACTGCGATCGACTATGTAATCTACATGGATACTGACTCACTGTATCTTAATATGGCACCACTCGTTAATAACGTGAAACCGGCAGATCCAGTTGCGTTTCTTGACAAAGCTTGTGAGCAAAAGTTCGAAAAGGTTCTTGAAGAAGCATATGTTACTCTGTTCGAACAAATGAACGCCTTCAAAAATACGATGGTCATGAAGCGAGAAGCGATTGCAGATGCCGGAATATGGACTGCAAAGAAACGATACATCCTCAACGTTCATAACTCTGAAGGTGTACAGTACGCTGAACCAAAGCTTAAGATCATGGGCATTGAAGCAGTAAAGTCTTCTACTCCTGCGGTTGTCCGCGGTAAGTTCAAAGAAGCCTATCGCATCATGCTAAGTGGTGATGAGAAGCAACTTCAGAAGTTTGTGTCTGACTTCTATGAAGTGTTCAAAGGACTCGCTCCTGAGGATGTAAGCTTCCCTCGTGGTGTAAGTGATATTGATAAGTGGGAAGATCGATCGACACTCTTTAAGAAAGGTGTTCCCATCCATGTTCGTGGTGCTATCATTTATAACTACCATGTTCGTCAATTAAAACTTCGTGATGATGAGATCAAGAACGGGAACAAAGTGAAGTTCTGCTATCTTAAAGTGCCAAATGCTCTAGGAAGTAATGTTATCGCATTCCTGCAGTTCCTTCCAAAAGAGCTCGACGCCCATCGATACATCGACTATGACATGCAGTTTGATAAGACTTTCAAAGATCCTCTAAAACTGGTGTCTGATGCAATCAACTGGCAACTTGAACATGTTAACACTCTGGAGAGTTTCTTTGGCTAATAAACCTATGGACGATTTTGATAACGACTTCGGTTTCACTACAGTTGACACCGACGAGATTATGAGATATAATGAACCAATCAATGAGGCACGCGACCGTGAATTGGAAGAAGCTAATCGCCGCCTCGAAAAAATGTATAGCACTATACTAAAATTGTTAGAAAATCTGTCAAAAAATCCGGAACAAGAGTTGATCAAATGGCCCAATAGGGTTGAAAAGATCGGTCAGTTCAAATTAAAGCTTAATCGCATTCGCACAGGAGAAGAATAATGTCGCTTATAGATAGACTAATTAAATCGTCAACCGTAAAACTTACTGCACCACTACTTGATTCTACAGTGTTTGGCAAAAAGGAAGCCATTCCTACTCAAGTACCGATGGTCAACGTCGCACTCTCTGGCTCGATCGATGGTGGACTACTTCCAGGTCTCACCATGCTCGCGGGTCCATCGAAACACTTCAAGTCTGCATTCGCACTACTCATGGCAGCAGCGTATCAGCAAAAGTATAAAGACGCGGTCATCCTTTTCTATGACTCAGAATTTGGTACACCTCAAGCATACTTCGAAGCGTTTGGTGTTGATATGACTCGAGTCGTACATACACCTATCACCAACGTAGAAGAACTCAAGTTTGATATTGTTCAACAGCTTGAGGCAATCCAGAAGAAAGATCATGTTATCATTGTTCTTGACTCGATCGGTAACCTTGCGTCGAAGAAAGAAGTTGATGATGCTCAAGACGGTAAGTCAGTTGCTGACATGTCTCGTGCAAAACAGATCAAGTCTTTGTTCCGTATTGTTACGCCACACTTGAACTTGAAAGATATTCCAATGGTTGTGGTTAACCACATCTACATGGAACAGGGTATGTATCCAAAGGCTATCGTCTCTGGTGGTACGGGTATCTACCTGTCGGCTGACAACATCTGGATCATCGGTCGTCAGCAAGAAAAAGAAGGTACGGAGATCAAAGGTTATCACTTTGTGATCAACATCGAGAAATCTCGTCATGTTCGCGAGAAGTCGAAGATCCCGATCACTGTTACTTTTGATGGTGGTATCGCTAAGTGGTCTGGCTTGATGGATGTAGCCGAAGAAGGTGGTTATCTGCGTAAGCCGAAGGTTGGTTGGTATGAACCATTCAACCCATCGACTGGCGAAATCCTTTCGGATAAACTCATGCGCGCAAAAGAAATTGTCGATAACGGCACTTTTTGGAAAATGATGTTTGACAAAACGGATTTTGCGGATTATATTAAGAACAAGTACACTGTAGCTTCGCGCTCTATGATGAGTGATGATGATCAAGAAGTCAGCATTGACACTGACGAGGATGAATTGGAGGAGTGATGTACGTCACCGATGGAAAGCGTCACCTTGTTTGCATTCCATACTCTGTAGAAAATCTTCATGAAATGGCGGCCGATCTTGGAATTGGCCGCCATTGGTTCCACAAAAATCACTACGATATTCCGAAGAAGCGAATAGACGAGATCTCGTCTAAATGTACGTTCGTCTCTTCGAAAGACATTGTAAAAATTATTAGAGGTACGTATGATCGAACAGACAATTCTAGCGGGAATGATTCATAACGAAAGTTATGTTCGCGCGGTCCTTCCATTCCTGAAGGATGATTACTTTGAAGATCAGAATGATAAGTTTCTTTATGGCACGATCAAGTCATACATCGATCAGTACAATGGTCTACCAACAAAGACCGCACTTCGTATCGCGATCGATGAATCAAACAACCTGAACGAAGAACGTTATAAGCAAGTCACATCAACTCTTGATGGCTTGAGTTATGATGAAAAGACCGACATGTCTTGGTTGGTCGACACAACTGAGAAGTTCTGTCAAGACAAAGCGATCTATAATGCAGTTCGTCAGTCTATCCTTGTTCTTGATGGTAAGGTCAAAGAACTCGACAAAGGTTCTATTCCACAACTCTTGAGTGATGCTCTTGGCGTAAGTTTCGACACTAACGTTGGTCATGACTTCCTTGAGAACTCTGATGAACGTTTCGACTTCTATCACCGACTTGAAGAAAAGCTTGACTTCGACCTTGATTACTTCAACAAGATTACAAAGGGTGGCTTAAGTAAGAAGTCACTATCCATCGCACTCGCAGGTACAGGCGTGGGTAAGACACTATTCATGACTCACTGCGCTGCTTCAGCTCTGATGTCTGGAAAGAACGTCTTGTACATCACGATGGAAATGGCTGAAGAACGTATCGCAGAACGTATTGACGCGAACCTTCTCGATGTTACACTTGACGACCTTCGTCTTCTACCAAAGGATGCCTTCCAAAAGAAGATCGATCGAGTCAAGTCTCGTACATCAGGTAAGTTGATCGTCAAAGAATACCCGACTGGCTCTGCAAGTGCTAATCACTTCCGACATTTGTTGAACGAACTCAAGCTTAAGAAAAAGTTCACGCCAGACGTAATCTTCATTGACTATCTGAACATCTGTACAAGTGCTCGACTCAAGGGTGGTGCAAACGTAAACTCTTACACTATGATCAAATCGATCGCAGAAGAACTTCGTGGTCTCGCGATGGAGTTCAACGTTCCAGTCATGTCAGCAACCCAGACAACTCGTTCTGGTTACGGTAACTCTGACGTTGAGATCACAGACACCTCAGAATCGTTCGGTCTACCTGCAACTGCAGACTTTATGTTTGCTCTCATCTCTACTGAAGATCTTGAGAAGCTCGGTCAGCTTATGGTCAAGCAACTTAAGAATCGTTGGGGAAGCATCGACACACCAAAACGTTTCATCATCGGTATTGATCGTTCTAAGATGAAGTTGTTCGATGCTGAAGAGTCTGCTCAGGATGGTCTGACTGGTGGAACCAAACAGATCGAGAATGAAGATCGGCCGGTGTTCGATAACAGCGGCATGATGCAAGACGATGACTTTGAACCAAGGAAGCTTGGGAGCTTCAAGAAAAAGAAACCGAACTTTGGCAATTTCAACTAGGAGAGTGTGATGGGTTACAAAATGAATGAAAAAGATGGACTCTTCGAGATCATCGAAAAGGGTTCTGAACTTGTTGTTGCTATGCGGAAGGGAAAGGAAGACGCGACTAAGTTGACTCGTTCGCTAAACTTGGGATCAGGGTTCGATGGATTCACTCCAACCTTCTTCACCCTGAACTACCCAGATGATCCTGCAAAAAGAAAAGCTGCTCAAACTTAATTGAGCAGCTTTTCACTGTACACGATATGTGAATGTTGAGCAGAACCCCACTGGCATACTTGATGCGACCCCAACTTTTCCATCTGTGATTTTGTAAGCTATCACACTTGCCTCTACGTTGTTTAGACGTGATTACACACACCCATGCTATTATTTATACGAAAGCAACACTTAGCCAGTTGACATT